AAGAGAACTCTCTCTTGTCTATGTTTATAATATAAATAAAACTTTAATCACAGGCAACTAGAATTTGACGTATTTTGGTTTGTTGGTGGCTTTTAAATCTTCTAAAAATTACCAGCTAATACATCTTTTTTACTTGCCCAGTAATCTACTATTAGTATACCAATTTCTTTTGCTTTTAGGTACTTAGAGGAACTCGTATCTCCAGCAGAAATTAAAGCATAACAATCTTTAGTTACTGAACTTGCTACAGTAAATCCTTGTTTTTCTAGGATTTCAGTAATTTGTGTTCTAGTCATATCTAGTTTACCTGTTACACAAACTTTTTTACTTTGTTTTAGTACAGCAGTTACTTGAACGTTTTGTTCAAGTTGAAGTGGGAGCTGCTCTACCCACTCTTTATTGTCTTCTAACCACTCTATGATAGATGTGATTGTAGAAGGACCAATTCCTCTAATATCTTTATACTGAACTTCTTCAAGATGCTCAAATTTAGGAATAGCTGTTACAATTAGCTTTGCTACAGATTTGCCTACTCCTGGAATACCAAGAGCAGCTAGCACTAACTCATAAGGCTTAGTTTTAGCTCGCTCAATCTCACTCTCAATTTTAGAGCCATTAGCACCTAGAACTGACCAATCATTATCTTCAAAAAGCTCTGACGGGTGTGAGAACCCCATTTTTTCAATGTTAGCAGGTCCTAGACCTTTGATTTCCAGAGTTTTGATAAAGTATTCTAACGCCTTAACATTATTAGTCTGAGACTTATCTTTTACTAGAAGTCTTGGGCCGTCTCTGTAAGTAGCTGTATTTACAGCTTTTTCGGCGTGTAGTTTATTAATCTTAATACCGTGTGCAGAGTGTTCTACTACGCGAAGAAACTTTGGAATTACTCCGCCTGCGCGCTCAATCTCAATAGTATCACCAATACCTAGATTATGTTCTTCGATAATCCCAATATTATGTAGTGTTACTCTAGAAATTACTGCATCATCAATAGTAACTGGCGTAATTACGCCAGTAGGATTTACAGTACCTGTTCTACCTACAGCCCACTCTACGTTTTGTAGAGTAGTAGTAACAGTATTAACTCCTCTAGGTTTTAGAGCTACTGCAAATTTAGGATATTTTGAAGTATAACCAAGCTGAACAGATCTTTTGTAATCATTGAGTCTATAAACTACACCATCTGTAGGATATTTATCAATGTTTTTATCTAGTACAGTAGTAAAACCCATATTTTGCAGAACTGCCATACGTGTAGTATAATTCATACTAACGCCTAGCATATCATGTGCGATAAATTTAATATTCCTAGACTTGAACTCTTCTAAGGCTTTTAGCCCTAGTGCGCCGCTTACGTAATTACGGAAGTTTTCAACTGTATTATCTGTTACGCATTCACCATTGATTACTACTAGTTGGTAGTCTGTAGTAATAGTTTTAGTAATATTAGAAATACCAGTAGCAAGATGTGCTACGTTATCTCCATACTCACCATTACCTCTAGTTAGTGCTAAAACTAGTCTTCCACGCTTATATACAAGTGTAAGATTAGCTCCGTCAATCTTAGGAGTTTTTACGTCAAAGAAATCATCAACTTCTTCAATGTCATAAACTTTACGAAGAGAATATAGCTTATAAGGATGTTCTACTTTACCTGCTACTCCTCCTACTTTTACAGTAGGAGAGTCATAAGCTACCCATCCTTGAGCTTTTTCTACAGCTTCAAGGTCGTCATATAGTTTATCAAACTCTGCATCTGAAATCTCAGGTGCAGAGTTATCGTAGTACAGTGTGCAGTGATGCTTGACTAGATTTTTCAGTTCTTCGTAATTCATTGCGTTTACCAGTTATTAACTATATTCATATTATATAGTTTTTGGGCGTATAGCAAATATAAAACAACTTATTAATCGTATGTTGGCAGATACTTTTTAAATAATATACCTGATAACCAGTGTACTGCATTATGCAACTCTTCTAGTGTTCCATTATTATCAATAGTATAATCTGCCATCCATTGTTCTAAAGTCATACTTGTTTTGGATTCTAAAGGTAAATGGTCTGACCTGTCTACCCATAACACAAAATCATAAATATGCGCGTTTTTTAAAGCATGAAACTCTTTTTTATTACGCAGCCCACAATATACACCGTGTGCTGCTGCTATTTCTCTACCTAGCCTAGAAGGATCGGGAACGTTATAAGCGCAAATTTCATCAAACCACTCACTACGATGATTGTGACGATCTTCATAACACTCTTCTTCTGTTTTGTATCCGTATTTATCTTTTAGTTTATCAAATAAAAACTTTTTTGAACAAAACCTACTGCTACTTTCAAAGTCAAACCCATAATGGTCTCTTAATATTTCGCATACAGTATCTTTTCCGTGTCTAGCATGACCTATAACTAGTAGCTTAGGTCTATGCCATCTATCTAAGTTTTTATAAAAATCGTTTATATCATTATGATAATACGTCTGTTTCATACCCAATTCTTACTTTTAAGGCTTCTACTAGTTTAACTAGATTTTCTTTTTTATTTAAGTTTGTTCCGTCTATTTCAATGTCTAGCATATTTTCTAAATCACGTAACATAGTTTTAACTGTTTGTGTCTTATTATCTTCTTCAGCTTGTGGTTTTTCGTAAACTTTAAGCTGCACTAGTTTACTAATCACACTTCTATAGCCTTTAGAAAAATGTGTAGCTAGTTCGTGTACGTCTTTAACTTCTTCTTTGGTGTATAACCTAATCAATTCTTCTTCTTGATCGTTACTCCACGTCTTTATACTCATTATTACTCCAGTTCCAATTCTAGCTGAGTAGAATATATATAATTCTGTGCTACTACAGCTTCTGCTTCAAGCAGTAGAGGTATTAATGATCCTACCTCATCTGCTTGAAACGAAAATCCAGTTTTTGTTGGATACCACTGCCCAGTATCCCCATCCATAGCGTACTCTCTTATGTGTAAGTACAGTATGTCTCGAAATTCATTTATAGTAACTTTTACTGCATTTCCGTTATTCTTATGAAACGCAGTACCAAAGTCATAACTAGAACTCATTTACAAGTATCTTTGTGGTCTAGACTGTCTATTTGCTACTTCAGTTAGGGCATTAACATAGTAGTTAGATACAGACTCCCACGTATTTAACTTATCATTATTTTTTGTTTTACTCAGTATAGCTTCTTTATCGTGAGAATGATATACAATACTCATAGCTTTTTTGAGGTGTTCTACTGAAGGTTCGTTAGCAAAAGTATGAGTACTCATAAGAGTTGCAGCATCTCCTGGTTTCAATGCAAATATAGAAGGATCTTGAATATTGATCGCTTGTTTACGAACTGGTAGTTTTATGCCTGTGTCATCTGGTATAAAATCATCTGTTGGTCCATTGCCTGACACTATAGGAAAACATCCACAAGCAATAGCTTCTTGAACATGCATACCAAAACCTTCTGCTCTATATGGATGCACGACGACTTTACTAGCTTTGTATATAGCAGCCATATCTTTTTCACTTAAATTCTGGTCTAGATATACTAGCTCAGCACATTGTGTTTTGTACTGCATCTTAACAATTTCATTAAGTATATTGCTATCACCATAGATGGCAGGACTATCCTTAATAATTAATCTAGCATTGTCTGCTTTAGCAAATATATTTGACCAAGCATTAAGTAGTATATCTAAACCTTTTCTCCATTGAGCGTTGCCTACATACACAAAGTTAAATTTTGTTTTATCAATACCAAACTTAGACACATCTACTTCAGCTTCTTCGGTATTAAACACGTCTTGATTATAGCCATTAGGTACTACAAATGAGTTATCTGGATTAAGCCCGCCCATTTCAAATACTTGTTTGCAAAAGTTACTAGGCACTATCAAAGCATCTGCAAACTGTTCAAACTTATATTGCCACTCAAAAGGAGCTTTTGTGTATTCCCAGGGTTGGATAAATACGACCTTAGTTGCAGAGTTTACTGGCCATTTCCATACTGGTGGGTAGCTGTGTCTTACTTGTATATCTGCTTCAGTTTGTTCTAATGCTTCTAACTCTTTTAGTATTTTTACCTGAGACTTGTCGACATTATGCGCAGGATCATAAGAGTCCAATGCTATTAGTTTTACTTTAATATTTTTTTTGTATAGTTCTAATACAATATTACGATTTACAATACTTAAAGAGTGATTATCGTAAAATTTTCCTAAAAATTCTAATTTCATTAGTATACTTGTCCTAGTCCTTGTAGATAGAAATTTTCTACGTCTGCTAGATTAATAGCATGTAGCTTAGGCCATTGAATTGCTCCTAGCCCTGATGTTTTGAAGTTTCTCATAGTATGATAATTATCTAGCGTTACTTGGTTCCAGATATTGTAAAACGGATCTGTCTTAGCTAGATCAGAATGTCCAATATTATTGATTTTCTTATGTAGATCGTCCTTGTTTCTACAAATACTCCAATGCAACATAATTGCTGGTGACATTATTCTATTAGCTCCTTGAGCACTAATATTTGTCCATCGTGCGTATGTAAAAGTATTATTTACATGCGTCATAAAAGCCTGGTTCTCTTTAAGGAACGGAGAATTATCTTCATTAACTATGACTAGCAACGTATCATCAATTAGTTTATAAGGTAATGCCCAATTAAAACAAATATCCCTAGTCTTAACGTAAGGTTCTACTATAGGACAAAAGTCGTAAAAGAATTGCTTAGCATTTAAAAGCATTTCGTCAGCATCAATACTAACAATACACTCATTAGTACAGTTATTTTTTAGGAAATTTCTTTCATAATTGTCATTTTCGATAGCTACAGAAGATTTATGAAAATCATCTTCAATAATAGAGATTTTATTATCACCGTCAATCTTACCTAACTCGGACCATAACTTAGACTCATTAAATGAGAATTTATTGCCACTCCAAGAGATTCTATCTTTATCTAAGCCTAATACTATCTCGTCTACATAGTCATAGTATTTTTCAATGCTCTTAGGTAGGTAGTCTGCATCATAACTAATTAAGCTAATTACGCTTTTTTTAATCATTATTACTTACTTTCTGTTGCTTTTGTTAGGTTGCGCTTAATTCCTACTATTAGTATGCCAGAAAAATACTGAGTAGCATCACTTAAACCGCTAGAAATTCTCTGTTTTTTCCACTGAATATCAAATAGTGTTTTATACTTTTCTAAAGCTTTTTGTAAATCAGTAGCATTTTGCTCATTAGAGTAATTGCTAAAAATTAATACAGATTCTGTTTTCATAGCCGGGATTACTTTTGTAAAAAATACATCATAATCTGCGGTTTTAGCTGGCGAAATATCAAAGAAGCACAGATCAAACTTACCTTGCTTAGACCAATCTACATCTTGAAAGTTATTTTCAATAATTGTTAGATTATTTACATTGATACCCATGTCTGGATCGCTGTATCGGGCTATATTAGAATGCAACTGACTCTTAATATTTTCCCAAATTGTTCCTTCAGCAGCTACTTTTTTAGGTTCGCGCTCATCGTATTTATAGTTATCTACTCCTACTACTTTAAGTGTAGGATTACCGTATAATGCACTGATAATCGTAGCGCCTTTATACACTCCTAGTTCTAAATAATTAGTATTCTCTTTAGAGCATAGATTGTTAATTAAAGAACGAAGTCTAGCGGAGCTTAAACCAAATATCTCTCGCTCTCTTTCGCTGATTTTTGATAATCCATTATCAGCTAGTTCTAAAGCGGCTTCTATAAACGCTTCTGTTAGTTTTGTAGTCATTTAAAAATCCTTTTAATTATGTGTTTACCTATAATAATATCAATCCACCCAATCAAAGCATAAAGTACAGCGCAAAGTAATATTACTAAACCAAGTGCGATTATAGCAATAAATATAATGACTGTAAGAAATATGACTAATAGGCTAAATATAGGCTTTGGGTAATCTGCTTCTTCGTTAGCAGCATTATTTATTAATTGCTGCAACCGTTCTTTAGTAATATACAGTTTACTCATTATCAATTATTTTGTCCAGAGTTTTATATAAGTCAGTGTTTGACCATTTATTTTTTAGCTTAATCAGATTTCGCAATTCCATCTGAAGCTTATTTGGGTTCTGAGCTTTTATTAACTTGTTGTCTCTGGATTCGTGATGAAATAGTCTAACAGGTATTTGATAAATTCTTTCACCTTTTTGTCTAGCTGTTAAGCAGAAATCTACGTCTCTATTATATGTCCACTCGTATTCTGGTGAGAATCCACCGACAGCATTAATAAAAGTTCTTCTTATATAACAACCACCAAAAGTTGTCCAAGCTACTTCTCTAACATTATTATACTGACCAACGTCTGTTTCTAAGTCCTGCTTAAACTTAGCACCGTTTTCTAGTATAAGTCCACTACCAAAGTGATCTGGTTGTTCGTTTACAAACCTACCACCAGCAGATTGAATATAATAATTATTTTCACCGTCTTTTGCAGGATAAAGCAGTAAACATCCAAACATACCCGCTTCTGGGTACTTATCGACGTAAGTTAAAACTTCTTCGAGCCATCCATCTTTGTACTCAGTCATGTCAGCGTGCAGAATAAAAATATCTTCGTCTGGAAATTTATTCCACATACGTTCAAACATTAAGTCTGAGCCAATACCAGCTATATCACACTCGTAATATATATCATATTCCCAAAACATTTGTTTATGTTTTTGGATTTCTATCTCGTTAACATATGGGGTAATTATTTTTACCATTATACTTACTTATTAAATAGTTTATCTGTCCACGTTTTAGGAGTAGACTCGTTTATAATTTCTAAATTCAAGTGGTAGTTAAAGTCTCTACGCGCACTATTTTTAATCCACAATACAGTATCTCTAACTGTATCTTCTGTACTGTTATTAGTAACATATTCTAGTAACTGTCTAGCCTTTTCTGTACTAACCCAAGCATTTTGAACCTCTCTCGGTCTTCCAGGCAAATGGATTATATCTGGTTGAGTATTAAAATACTTAGACACTACCGAAGCTAATTCTTTTATAGATATTTCAGAACCATCATCTGGTCCTATATTAAATACGCTTGTATTTTCTATATCATTGTGTTTATTTACTAGCGTTACGTAAGCTCTAACACAGTCATCTACGTGTGAGAAACTACGTTGCTGATCGCCGTCACCGTATATATAAATTGGTTTTTCGTGCAGTATTCTATTTGCAAAAATACTCATTACATTTCTGAATGGGTCTGAGTAGCATTGATGCGGTCCGCACACATTATGAGGGATTACATGAAATACTTTTAATCCATGAATTTCACTAAGCAGATTAAGTTGTTGTTCTGCGTGTAGCTTAGCCATGCCATAAGGATCAATAGGATTCGGTACTGTGTCTTCTTTAAATGGCGCAGCAGCATTTCCGTATCTAGCCATTGAACTGGTATTTATAAATAACTTAGCTCCAGCAGCTATAGCAGCACTTGCTACAGAAATAGTACCTGCATAAATGTTTTCTACGATTGTTTTAGGAGAAAAAACGCTCAATCCTTCATGTGCTAGCGCTGCACAATGAATAACTATATCTGGATTGTAGTTATCAAATACTTCTTTAAGAGCTTTATTATCAAGTATATCTACTTTAAAATAATAGAAGTTAGAATTACCGCTTGGCATGTTACTTTCGTACCCGCCAATTAAGTTATCTATTCCAATTACTTTATAGCCCATAGATAGAAATTTATTAACTAAGTGACTACCTATAAGTCCAGCACTACCAGTAATTAATATTGTATCAAACATCTTGATTGTTCCATATATCGGACCAAGAAACTAAAGGTGTAATATGGAACTCAGTCATGTGACTAGACAACCCAGGTAACGGGCTTACGCATGGATCTTTAGTAAAAATATTTAAAAATACTTGATCGTTACTAGTAGGCGCAGCTTGTTTTAGCTCAGTCATATATTTTGACCATGTAGATCCTTTAGCTAATATAGTCATAGTTGAGCTATTAACTGTACGCCAATGTCTATCATAACCTAGTATAACCATACAAGGTTCTGGATTTAAATTATATCTATCTGGATAGTCATAACTAACTGCAAAATGATTCCAGTTACCTAATGTGTTTTTAATAACAGATAAAGCATTATCTACATGTAGATAATCATCTTCTAATATATAGTGTAACTCATTTGGATATTTTGCACACTGTTCTTCTAGCACATTAATTAGCGTTACTGTGTGTAAGTGATAATCCCAAGAGTGTGGTTCTACAGCTACGAAGTTTAGATTACTTGTATTAGCTGTGTCTATTAGCCAATCTAAAGTATTTTCACTGACAGAGTCGTGAATTATAAATATAATATCTTCTTTTGTTACACTTGCTTGAAGTGATTTCCAGCAACGACGTATCATGTCCGTCTTGCTTATTTGTTGAAATCGTACAACATTTGATATTGTTTGCTGCTTTTCGCAAACTCTGAAATAAATGATCATGGTTTATTATATACTACGCCAGATTGAAAAAACTGTCTATCAGTTAAGTTATCAAATAAGCACTCACCAGCGCTTATAGTATTATCATTACCTATAGTTAGTTTTGGAGTTATTGTACAGTGTGTGCCTAAAAAATTATGACTACCTATACTACAGCTACCCATAATACCAGCATAAGGACTTACTATATTATTATCTTGTACTACACAATCGTGACTAACAGTAGAATACACATTAAAACAATTAAAATCTCCAACTTCTGCATTTGCATTAGTCATACTAAAAGAGCAGAAGATATTACCAATACCTAATACAGACATTTTAGATATATGTGCATCGTCAGCACAAAAAGTAGGAAAGTATCTAGAACTAAGAGGATAGTGCTGTTTAAAATGCTCTATGAATGTTTTCCTCCATTGTTTGCTACGAGTGCCAACAATAAAAGAAGAATCTGATGGATATTCAAACTCATAAGAACCGTCACTACCAATAACAAAAGGTTTATCACCATTCAGGATGATAAACCCACCAAAGTTATTCTTATGATTTCTAATGAAAATTTGTTCAAATATTTCTCTAGCAAATCCGCTATTACCTAAAATGTATGTTTTCATTACTTATTTAACTTTTTAAAATAGAAAAGGGCTGTGCATAAACAGCACAGCCCTCTTTAGTATCAGAATGATACTTCTGCAGTTACAACTAATTCGCTGTAATCTAGATTGTCATCAAGCTGAATCTCAGCATTGAAGTTGAGGTACTGTACCTGAGCAGGAGCATAATTAACTCCTAGATCAATACCTTCAAAATGTACATCTTCTAGATCCACAGCAGTAAAAGCATATAGCTTTACTTCGTCGTTAACTTGATAGTTAAGTTCACCTTCGTAAACTGCAACTGTATCTTCTGCTTCTACGTAATAATCAAGTGTTACTGTGCTATCAAAAGCCCAGCCGTTACCTAGTTCTACAGCTAGAGCTGGTGAAGCTAGAGCTACGAGTGCGGCAGTGGTTAATAGAATTTTTTTCATTTGGATATCCTTATGTTTATTTTTTATCATTTACAAAAGAGTATAAAGCACTAGCACGAGCTATTACCTCAGCTTCTGTATATGTTTTAGGCGCAGTTACAGTATTTAGATAGTTAAGAACTTCAGATACTGGAACTTCAGCAGACTTTAACAGTTCTGCTTTTTGTTCTTCAACTTTTTCAGAAGAACGTCGTTCGGCTTCAAGCATTTCTTGAGCCATCTTTAAAACGTCTAATCTAATTTCAAAAGGCGTTTTATTCATTGTCTTTGCCTACAGCTGCTGCACGCTCGCCCTTAGTAAAGGTAGATGCTGCATAAGCCATAGACGTTGGAGTACCAGATGCATAAGCACCTTTTAGTGAGTTAGTCATACGACTTGCAGCACGCATAGTTGCGTCTGTATTTTTTGTGTCAAACTGAATTGTGTTGCTTACACTAAAACCTAGAGCATGTCCTGCTTGGAAGGCATCAATGTTAGCTCCTAGGAATAGGAATCCCCAGTTTTTACCTTCAGCTTTTTCTACCATTGCTTTGATAGATGTATTATCAAATGTACGAGAAGCGTTTTCTTCGCCGTCAGTCAGCACATTAATAATTACTGATTCGCGTTCAGCTTTTTTCTTTTCAGAAAGAAGATTGTTTACCTTCATTAAAACTCCGCCCATAGCATCTAGCAGGTTTGTGTTACCTGAAGGATTATATGTTACGTGAGTTAGTGGTTCTACGGTTTGCACGTCCTGACGGTCGAATACACACTTAACATCATATCCGTTAAATTTGTACAGCGATACTACAGTGGAGATACCGTTAGTGTTTGCGTCTGCTTTTTGAGACGCTAGATATTCGTTAAAGCCAGAGATAGTAATGTCTCGGCATGATTGCATGGATGAAGAGTCATCTAGCAGAAAAACTACATGAGATAGTTTTGGGTTTTTACCAGCGCGCTTAGGTTTAAAAGCTGCGGCTAAATCTACAGTTTGTGTAGTTATATAAGTATGTGGCCGTGTGTAAAAGCCGTGTAGCGACTGAGTACCGGATTGAATTCCTGATCCGCCTACTACGGATTGTACTTGTGATGTAATACGTCTTGTCATATATATTCCTTTGTGATGTGATGTGTAATGGCCCGTTCTGTTTCCCGGTGGAGCCATACCGATAGTAAATCAAGCTGCTAGAGCTAGAGATACTGGAGCAAAGTTATCGTTTGCGTTTGTTTGTTGTCTTGCGGTTATCAGTCGCTTGCTCACTGGCCCCTGGTTTCCTCATGCTCAACATGTCGATCCTATTTCGAGCCCATCAAAGATACACTGTTATCCTTCTATCGCCGACCACGAGCACCGCAGCATTACCTGTAAAGTCGTGACACGTCTAACCAGCGAAAGTGTTTGTAACAGCCATTCCGCACAACCAGTAAACCCGTTGTAGGTCTGAGCCAGTGTATCTATGGTGGACCCGCTGGGTACCGCCCCCAGGTCCATGTTGCATCCGATTTACGTAATCAGAGCTATTTTATAATTAGTTGATCTAGATGAACATATCCAGTAACTTTAATGTTTTCATCTGAAACACAAGTAAGCCAGACATGATTGCCTGTGTCATCTTCTACTGATGCATGATCAATTACAAATGTATGTCCGCGATAAGCATCATAATACGGAGCATAAGGTTCAAGAAAAACCTTATCGTGAAAATGATATTGCGTTTTAGCAATCATATTAATAGCTGCGCGTAACATAGTAAAATCTATATCATCAGTTTCTATAAGCACATATTGCTCAGTTAAGGTAGTTTTGTTCAACAGTTAGTTCCTTTACCGGACCTTCAACTGTTTTCCAATTAAATACCCTAAAGTTATCTTCTTCTAAGTCCCAGACTAGCTCCATGCCTTCTGGATAGCTTTTATCTGAGCCTGTGCCAATAATCTTTTGTTCTAGAAAAGAATCTGGCAATTCTGCAATTTTAGCGAACAGCATGTTACGAATTTCGCCATTGCGCTTTTTAAAAGAACCTTTGTATGCTTTCATTAGTTTCTCCATTGATAATTAATATTACCAACAGATTAACCATTAAGCAACAGTTTTATTCTTTTGCGCGGCCTGTCGCTTTTTACGATTTTGTTTGATAGCGTTTTGCTCTGCTCGCACGCGATTGATTTCGATCTTTTCGCGTTTTTTAATCCAACGACGTTTGCCAGCTCGTTCTGCGAGTCTGCGACGTTCACCATCGGAGATAAAATGCTGGCGTTCTCTTAATTCTTTGGTTTCACCTTCGTCATGAAGTTTCTTTTTAAGAATACGAAGAGCACGGCCAATATCATTGTTTTTTACAAATATTTTCATTTACAGTCTTTTTTAAATTGTTACCTTATAATAAGCTTATACCACATCATTGTCTACAAAAAAATTACTTTAAAAATGCATACGCACAAAGTTTTTTAAGTAGATAGTTTAATGCTGCTTATAAGCTATATTTTTTATATATCTAAAATGCGAATAGCAACAACTTTTGAATCGTTGTTGCCAATGCTTAATTTTTATGCTATTAATTTATTACCCAATATTCTTAGCTATCCAGTCAATAAGTTCTGGTGTATTAACTTTAGCTTGAAGAACTGTCATACGAACACCATTTTTAAGAATAAAAAACGCAGGTACTCTACCAGGATAACGTGCATAACGCTCCATAATAGGATCAGTTTCATTTACATGCTGCGTTTCTACCTCAGGAAATGAAATAGCAATTGCATCAAGCTGACTTTGTACATACTGTATCATATTAGGATCATTAGAATCGCTAACTGCAACTATGCTTTTACTCATTTATTTCTCGCTGGCGTTCGCTAATAGATTCAACTTGTTGTTGTAAACTGTGTAACATATCTATAATGCCTGATATACGCTCATCTAAATAGCGTACATCGCCACCTAGATCAGTTGCTAGTTGGTTAATTGATTCTCGAAGCTCTTTTGCTTCCATTTTTACATATTTTTCAGTTGCATACATGTTAAAATTATAATAATATAAATGAATAGTGTCAATAAAAATGTTGTTGCGACTATTTCTGGATAAAATAAAAAGGTAATTAATGAATAAACGTCCAAGACTGAACCAAGCTATTGATGTTCTAAAATCACTAGTGCATATTTCTGAAGATGCTGCTGAAGCACTTGCAGACTATGAAGAAATGCGTAGACAAGGTATGCACTTTCAAGCAGCTCGTATGGTTGTAGATATTGTAGATCAACACTTTAAAACACTAGATGAAAAAGGTATTGCTCATGGTTAAACGTCGCACTCTTCCTGCAAAATATTCAGCAGTAGGTTATGCTGTATGGGATACTCGTCGTACAATTCGAGAAGCTGAAAATGTGTCTCGCTGGAATCCTTGGCTAGCACACGCTTGGATGGAAGAAGCTAGAAACGAACTGTCTCTAGATCGTCCATTCTTTACTGAGTATGATGCTGCTGTAGAACGTATTAATGCTCGTTGGAAATTGCTTGAACAGCTGCTGTGGTTTGATTCTACAGAGTTTTGGAAGCTAGACGGTGAAAGCTATCCTCCTACATATCTTGAAGCATCTACTGACTAAATAAAATTATATTTGCCAATTCATCTTTTTTCTGCTAATATTAAGGTACAAAATGTTTTTTAAACTAACTAATCGCAATGCTTATCGTGACTTTGTTCGTAATGCTCGTCGCATTGCACTATCTACAGACAGCTATCAAATGAAGTTTGAAGCTTATCAAGAGCTGTATAAACTTCTCTCTCCTCGTATGCAGGAGAATGAGCGGTCTCTCAACTCACAACCAGCGTTTTCAAAGCGGTGTGAACACTGGAATCAGCGTGACATCAGCTCTATTCGCCCTGTGACAAATATGAACAACCCTTGGCTACGCTTCAAACGTGAGTTTGAACATGCACTACATGACGGCGCTTATTGGGGAAGCGATACTATTTCTCGCTCGCTTGGGTGGTTTTATGCAAATGACCACCGCGATGATTGGATTTGCGATTAATGAAACATAACGATCTAGTGTGGAGAATTCTGTCTGGGATTCCCGTAGAAGTATTTGACGAAGAAAACCATTCGGTATGGAGCAGTGATCTATGGGAACTTGTCACGCCTCGCCCTTCTGGCGACTACGTTGGACAACGCACCATTGGGTCGGCTAATATTGTGTCGGCATACAATCTTTTTTATCTAAAAAGTATTTCTGAAGGCGCAGACAACGGTGACATACTGTTAGACTTTAAAGCTACGCTAGAATATCTTGAACAACAAAAACTTATTAGGCGTCGTCCTGATAAGCTTAGAGCAACATTTAAAACGGTATAACATGGAACCAGCACTTAAAGCGGAAATCCGCAAAGAAATTAACAAAGTAGTAGATCTTATGATTCAAGCAGATTCTATCAGAGAAAGCATTGCTGAACTTAAGAAAGATATTAAAACTCAATACGAAATTCCTGTAGCTACAATCACTAAGGTAGCTACAATTATTCGTAAGCAGTCTCTGCAAGACGAAGAAGAAAAGTGGGCTGCCATCCGCGAGTATGTTGATATCTGCTCATAATGGCAATTCTTGGCATTAACGCTATAGCAGATCGTAGCAGCGCCTGTAGCATTTCAGCTACAGGTGCTATTACTGCTGAACTGCTATTTGATAGCTCATACCCGCAGTCTACTGTCGAGATGTTACGCAGCAACTATGAGAACTGGGATGCTATTGCTACTGTTCCTCATGCTGCGAACGTAGTTCGATCACAGTTTAAGCGCAATGTAGAGATTGTAGACTACTGCGATGCAATCGCAATGGCCACGGTAGCTAGTACTGACTGGACTCACTGTGCCGTGCTATTAAGTGACGCAGAGCACACTCGTCTTGGGTATTTTGCTGATGGCAGCTTTTATTGGATTCGTACTTTTGATTATCCAAATAGTATAGCGCTATTTAGTAGTGCTGCTACACGTTTCTTAGGATTTGATGCTGTATCAGGTGAGGACCGCGCTAGAGAAATCTCTAGACGCGGCAATCCTTTTTATGCACCTTGGATTTCGCGTCATGTTGTGACTCAAGAACCTGGATCATACACACTGTTGCACAATCTAGAGCGTGGTGCTGGTATTGGTTCTTGTGACGCAAATATCGCAGCATCTGTGCAGTCAGTATTTACTTCTGTACTAGTAAATTTAGCTACATGGTTACGTAAACACGTAGATTCTAATAAACTTGCTATTGTCGGGCGTAGTGCTGCAAACTATTTAACTAATACTGCCATTGCAAATGCCTCTGGTTACGACCATATTGCTGCAATTGGTATTAATGGAGCCTCCGCTGCTTCACTAGGAGCTGCGGCAATGCTATCCAGACCACTTTTAGAACATTCATATATCGGCATACAAAAAGAGCCACAGCAAAGCGCAGATAAACTAGCTGAATCGCTATTACATGGCGATATTGTGACTCACTTTTCTACTAATGAATTTAGTAATAACTCATTTACAAATCGTAACAGATTTACAATACCTTATGAACCCCGTCTTCATGGACTTACAGATTCAACTGTGTATGCTATTTGTCAAGATAGAGATTATAACACTTATTTTAGTAGCAAACATTTACCGTATTTTGGTCAGTACTTATCTGCTGTAACTAATCGTAAAGCACTCAATTATGATTATGCTAGGGTTATAACAGTTGGTAAAAATAAGAATCCTTTTATTAATAGAGTGCTTGAGATTACTCGTGCTCAAGGCTACCCAATACTAGTGAGTACTCCTATAACATGAAATTTAACTATACAACAGAACTAGATGTTGATACTCTTCCAACTGGTCGTACGTACCATACGCCTGACGGATCTTATCCATCACTCACTACAATTCTTGGTAAAACAGCTAACAATCCGTGGTTAGCAGCTTGGAAAGAGCGTGTTGGCGAAGAAGAAGCTGCACGCGTATCTAAAGAAGCTACAGATCGTGGTACGCTAATTCACTCTTTTGCAGAACGACACTTTAACGGTGAACGTATTTGGGAAGAGCTTAGAGAACATCCTACAGACGTTCGTCAAATGACACGGGACTTAATTAAAGTTGTAGAACCTGGTATTGATGAAATATTTGGACAAGAACAAATATTGTGGAGTAAAAAATATCGTTATGCTGGTCGTACTGATATGGTAGGTATTTGGAAAGGTCGTCCAGCTATTATCGACTTTAAAACATCTAAAAAGCCAAAACAAGTTACTCAGATTCGAGACTATTTTATTCAGTGTTGTGGTTATGCTGTAGCACATAATGAAATGTTTGGTACTGGTATACGTGATATTGTTGTAGCTATAACTATTGATGGTAAAGAAGCTCAATTATTTGAAAAAACTGCACCACCCTTTTTATACGAATTACAGAATAGAAGAGCAGAGTATGATAAAATTATTTCACACATTCAAGAATAGACTATTAAAACGTACTCGTTTAAAAATCTTTCAGGAAAGCAGCAACGCTAAGCAACCTGTAGAGCCTCATATTTATCCGTGGCTGTATAATGAATAAACAAGTTGCTGAATTTATTTTTGATGTTGACGGAACATTAACAGATAGCAGACAAAAAATAGATCCTGAGTTTGGTCAGTGGTTTACTGATTTTTGTAGTTTAAATAAAACTTATCTAGTTACTGGTAGTGATTATAATAAAACTGTAGAACAGTTAGGAGAACACATATGTTCTTTGCAAAATCGTATATATAACTGTTCTGGTAATGAAGTAAGAGAAAATAACACAATAATCAGAAAAACTAGCTGGCAACCAGATAATATTCTTTTAGAGTTTCTTGAGACTAAACTAAAAAATACTACTTTTAATATAAAAGCTGGTAATCACATAGAGTTAAGAACTGGTTCGCTTAATTATTCTACTGTAGGTAGAAATGCTAATGCAGCAGAGAGAGAAGCTTATAAAAAATGGGATACACAAGTAAAAGATAGAGAGCTGTTAGTTAAAGAAATTAATTCAATGTTTCACGATATTACAGCTGTTATAGGCGGAGATACTGGTATAGATATTTATAAAAAAGGTTCTGATAAAAGTCAGATACTACAAGATTTCTCGTCTACGTCAAATTTGCGATTTTTTGCAGATAAAGCAACTCCAGGAGGAAACGACTATCCTTTAGCTATAAAGTTGAATTATGTTTATAATGTAAAGTCTTGGAGAGAAACATGGGAGTTTCTAATCTATCTTCAAGAACTCAAAATAGCTAATTAACTACGTATGACACGAAGAATCAAAAGAGAGCTGAGAGAATTTTTTGAAAGTCAACCTTTGACAGCACCGGAAAAAGCTTTTATACTTGGTTGTATAGCTGCACAAACTAGTTATCCACAGCTTACCTCAAGGCAATGGAAAATTGTGTGTGACATAGAAATGAGATATAAACATGGCAAAAGCGAGTGACGTAAAGCGCTTACCTAGTGGCGGTATTGAGTATCGTGGTGAGAAGTATCCAGGTTTTAACAAGCCTAAGCGTAATACTTCTGGTTCAAAACATAAAGAAGTTGTATTAGCTAAAAAAGGCGATGAAATTAAAGTTGTACGATATGGTCATAAAGATTATGGTCATAACTACAGTGCAGAAGCACGTAAAAATTACCTAGAACGCAGTGCTGGTATTCGTGATGGTTCTGGAAGCTTAACTAAAGATGATAAATTTAGCGCTAATTATTGGGCGCGTAGAAGACTATGGGCAGGCAGCGGTGGTTCTGTTGCTAAGCCAAAGCCTGGTGGTCCTAGAAAATAAATAAGGTATAAAATGAAACTTTTAATAGTAGGTCACGGCTTTGTAGGAAAAGCAGTTGATTACGGTTTTACACATTCAGAAGTAGAAAAAACTATTATTGATCCAAAATATAATAATAGTATTAACGATATAGTTATTAGCAATTATGATGCTACTTTTGTATGTGTTCCTACACCTATGAAAGCTGATGGTTCTATAGATTCTACTATATTAGATACTGTTATGGATCAACTAAACAGTCAATACAGACCGCGTACACATAAAATTATTATAAAATCTACAGTAACTCCTGATATAATTAATAGACATGCGAGTGATGGAGTTGTTTATAATCCTGAGTTTTTAAGAGAAAAAACAGCACTAGAAGATTTTGTAAATCCAGATTTTCATGTATTTGGTGGTTTGAACTGGGATACTATAGCTGTTGAAGAACTATATCGTAAGTATAGTTCTTGTAAAATATGTCCTACTTTTCATGTTAGCTATAAAGAAGCTAGCCTTATTAAATATGCCATTAACTCGTTCTTGTCACTTAAAGTAGTGTTTTTTAACCAACTATTTGATGTTGCTCAAGAATCTGGTGCTAGTTTCAATAAAATAATAAAAGCTTTAGATGCAGAACCTAGAATTGGTAACTCGCATATGAGAGTTCCTGGATTTGATAGTAAGCGTGGTTTTGGTGGAGCTTGTTTTCCAAAAGACACCGCTGCACTTATTGCTTTTACCAATAAGATGACTTTACTAGAAAAAGCTGTTAGTATTAATAATGAGTATAGATCACAGTACGAGTTAGATGCAAGAGAGCAAGAACAAAATATATTCTTCTCTACAGATAAGAAAGATAAGCCATAGGCTATAGAGCATGATTTTGATAAAAAAGTTTAATTTCAAAGATTACGACTTTAATAAAGATGGCGAAGTTAGCGACGAAGAAAAAGATCGCGCTACGCAATTATTAGAACTAGAATTGCGCGAAGAAAAAGCTGATGCACAGAAGCGCATTAGCTGGATTGCTATGGCTAGTATGCTTGGAGTAACAGCTCTGCTACTATCACCAATAATTTCTCCTGAAAAAGTTGCAGCATTAGGTGATTTGATTAGTATGTTTTACTTAGCGATGGCTTCTATTATTGGTTTTTACTTCGGTGCTACAGCCTATATGAGCAAGTCTCCGCCAGTTCAATATTGACACAACGTATTTAATCTGTTATTTTAAATAAAATAATGGAGAATTTATGGAATACTATAACTCAACTCAATCAGACTGGCGCATTTCTCAATGTTGCCAGTTTTTTGATACCAAACTATCTAAACGCTATAACTTTGGTACAACTACTAAAACATATGCGCTAAAAGCTGGCGGTAAAGAAAAAGTACAATCTAAAGCTATTGAAAACTGTCGAAAGCTGTTAGATATTCTAAGCACTTATTTTCCTACTCAGCCACGTAATTTACGTAGTTTTCGTATCTCTTCTGAGATATTTCCCTGCTACACTCTTGATTTTACACGTGATTGGTATGCAGAAATTTGGGGTACTATCTCAAATATTCTAGAACGTGCAGGTGAGCAAGCTAAATTGCATGAAGTACGCCTAAGCGTGCACCCAGGACAGTTTACTGTACTAGGTTCTAACGACGCAGGTGTTGTAGAAAACTCTATTAAAGACTTAGAATACCACGCACTTTATGGTAAGCTAATGAATATTCCTGCTAAAGAATTTGTAATGAATATTCACCTTCAAGGTCTTTATGGCGGTAAACATGAAGATGGCATTAAACGTTTTGCTACTAATTTTCATTATCTATCTGATTATGCACAGCAATGTCTAGCAGTAGAAAACGAAGATAAACCTAACGGATATGATATTGCTCACACTATTGAGTTAGCTCAACGCATTCCTACACGTTGTACTCTTGATACTCATCACTATGCATGTCACCGTATGACAGATACTGTAAAAGTTAAGCTAGGAGAAAAAACAGTAAATCGTAAAGTTCGTGACGTAGAGCATATCACTCACACTTCAGACTATTTCAAAGAAGCTGTAAAAACTTGGAAAGATATTCGTCCACTGTTTCACAAATCTCAGTCCTTTCATCCAGATAATCAAGACTATTGGATGAAGCCAAACGCACACAGCGAAATGTTTTGGGATGAAGAACTAATGGCTAATCATGTTCCAATGTTAGAGTATGCTGATTTTGACATTGAAGCTAAAAACAAAGAAGTAGCTGTACAAGGTTTTTACTCGTTTATTAAACAAGAAGAGCAGTACGCAGGAGAAATTGTAAAAGTAAAAAAGCCGGGTGCATAACCCGGCTTTTTTATTGTCACAAAACTGTTACAAAAATATTATATAGTATAACTATAAACCACGTATGGTTAATAGGAGATTATATGAAAATAGTATACGCTATCGCGCTTATCTGCGCTGCTTCTACTGCACAAGCTAGAGATCAAATACAAATTACAGGCTCTTCAACAGTTCTACCTTATGCAACTATTGTTGCTGAATCTTTTGGTGAAAATTTTGACTTTCCGTCACCAGTAGTAGAAGGTGGTGGTTCTGGAGCAGGTCGTAAAAAACTGTGTGAAGGTGTTGGTGAAAACACTGTTGATATTGCAAATTCTTCCTCAAAAATGAAAGATGAGGAGTGGGCAAAATGTGAAGAAGCAATTGGAACTATTACCGAAGTTCGCATTGGCTATGACGGTATTGTTTTTGCATCAAATATCGACAAACTAAATATAGACGATCTAACACCACTACAGCTATACTCAGCACTACACGAATCTAGCACTGCTAAACTGTGGAGCGAAGTAGATCCTGCACTTCCTCAAACTGAAATTCTTGCTTTTATTCCAGGCACGAAGCATGGAACACGTGAAGTATTTGATGTAAAAGTTATGGAAGAGGGATGTAAAGCAGCACTTGGTGTTGAAAAGCTAGATGACGAGCAAAAGAAAACTTGCCACGCTGTTCGTACTGATGGTCTAGCAGTAGATATTGATGGTGATTATACTGAGACACTTGCTCGTCTTGACGCAAATCCCACAGGTCTTGGAGTATTCGGATTAAGTTTTTACCAAAACAATACAAATAAACTTGAAGTTGCTACTATTAACGGTGTTGTACCAAGCGTAGAAACAATTGCAAGCGGAGATTATCCAGTAAGTCGTCCACTATTCTTCTATGTAAAAAATGCTCATATCGGTACTATTCCTGGACTTAAAGAATATATAGAGTTTTTTGTGTCAGATGATATGGCCGGTGAAGGTGGAGCACTTGCATCTTATGGACTAGTTCCAGATCCTGAATTAGCAGCTACACAAGAATTAGTAAATGCTATACAATAAAATTGCAAAATAAAAATTGACGTAATCTGTTAAAGTAGTATAATGAGGGTGTAGTAAATACACCCTCATTTTATTTTAAGGAGAATACTAGTGGTAAAAGAAACTAATCCAGGTATGAAAATGTTAAATAAAAAAGAACGTTCCTCTTTAGCCAAACGCGCTGTAGCAGGCAAGGATATTGGTAAAAAAGGTAAAATGTTTGATAAGGTAGCTGAAAAAGCTGCTGAAGAATATGGTAGTAAGGAAGCTGGTGAACGTGTAGCTGCGGCAGCAATGTTCAAAGCACGTGCACAGCGTAAACGTATGCCATAATGGCCGAATCTAGAGTTAACGAAGCAGGTGTTTATACCAAGCCTACTCTTCGTAAGCGCATTTTCCAGCAAATAAAAGCTGGATCTAAAGGCGGTGCTCCAGGTCAATGGAGTGCTAGAAAAGCCCAACTACTTGCTGTTAAGTACAGACAAGCCGGTGGTGGATATAAAAAATGAAAAAACTTACTACTACTGAGAAGTATAAATCTTTAAAAAAGCAAACAGAAGAAGCTGGTATGAAAGTAGTAGAGAAAAATCGAAAGCTACTTGTAATTAGAAAAAAGAAAGCTAAAAAGCTTTAAAGGAGTATCACATGGCTAAAAAACCTATGAAAAAAGAAGATATGTCTAAAGAAAAAGCACCAGGCTTAACTGCTGCTCAAAAGAAACTACCACCTGCGCTACAAGCGGCAATGCTTAAAAAAATGAAGAAAAAATAATAGAGTAGCGTTATGGTGTTAAAAAAATCACAAAAATCTTTAGTAGACTGGACTAAGCAAGAGTGGCAATACTCAAAAGCCAGTGAATCAGATAAGCCAAGAGCAGAGCGTGGACGCTATCTGCCTAAAAAAGCATGGGATTCTTTAACTCCTGAAGAAAAAGCAGCTACAAATAGTGCTAAGCGTAAAGGCACTAAAAAAGGCAAACAGTTTGTTAAACAACCTAAGTCCGTAGCTAGCAAAGTAAAGGCGTACAGAACATGATATTTAATTTTCTTAAGAAACTATTCAGTGCTCCTACTGTGCTAACAGAGAAGCAACTACTTCGCATGGATAAAGATCAATTAGAAACTTATGCACGTACACTAGGTTTAGAACTAGATAAACGTCATAATAAAGATAAACTAATAGAACAAATATTAGAAGAGCTAAAGTATCATTAATGAGTGTGTTAAGAGCTAGAAGTTCTTGTCCTAGATGCTCTAGCGAAGAAGAAGTTTGGTACTATAAAGGAAGAATTGAACCTACAAACTCTACAGATTGTAGAAATTGTGGTTTTTTGTATAATTCTTCCGACTTTATAGTAACTCTATTAGACCTATATCAAAATGTAACAATCTCTGCTTATAGCGTACGAACCACAGTAAGATAACAATTGCTTATTGCTATTTATCATGTTAAATTTACTTATTGAATTTAATAAAGGTAAAAACAAAATGGCTAAAGGTAAATCTTCTAAAGGTTCTGGTAAGCAATCTGCTGGTATTCACTCTAACTTAGATAAAAAAATGGTAAACGCCATTCGTTCTGAGTACCTTATGTCTGCTGACCGTGTGCTTAACCAGCTTCGAGCACATAAAAAAGGCCGTCGTGTGATGGTTACTATTGAGAACCCTAATAAAAATGAAACTAATAAGCGTTTCATTAAAGTACCTTCCACTACTCTGTGGAAAGACCCTAAACAGCCCGGATTTTCGGCGTAATGAGAGGCACAGCGTAACTGCTGTGCCTTTTTAGTATGGAGTATTAATGCCTTGGAAAAACTATAATCCTAAATTAGCAATGCCTAATCACTATGACAAACTTTCTGACTGGGGTAGAGTCATACCTACTTCTGATGAAGTTGCTTGGGTGACTAATCCTAATCATAATTGGGTCTACAATAAGCTGCAAATAGCGCTTTCTCAAAACTTACCTGCTGGACCTACAGGTACTGATCCAACTACTTATCCAGTAATAATCAAACCAATAACTAATTTGCACGGCGGTGGAGTAGGAGCTGTGTTATGTCATAACGAGTTGGAATATAAAAAGTATAAATCACTAGCTGGATACTTTTGGTCTAGCTATTTATTCGGAGTTCACTATTCTATAGATTTGATAGTTGTAAATGGCGAAATAGTATTTGACGTAACTTTTATTGGTGAAAAACTACAGCTAGGTTTATTTGACTATTGGTTACTAGCACCTACTAATAAGGCTACTCTATACAAGTTACAATTGTGGGTTACTGCTAACTTACCTACATATAGTGGTTGTCTAAATGTAGAAGTACTAGATGATTATATAATCGAAGCACACCTACGGATGGGCGACATTGACAGACTAGGAGATATAGGTCTATTAGAATCTATTCATACCTTGTATAATGCTAATCGCTGGGTATATACTGATAATATACCTGATGAGTTTTATATAGCAGCTCTTTTTGGGCAGCACAATAAACATTTCAGCATCAATACAACTCTTGCTAACTTCTTATTTAGAAATCTAGTATATTTTCAACTAGATCAAAGTGCTATAGAAGAGATGGGTAATCCAGTAAAAGGTCAACGACTTGCTTTGTTTTGTGATTACAGCTTAGAAAAAACTATTGAAGCTAGAAATGTAGCTATAGCATTATTCAATCCAGAAATAGATGGTAGTTTTGTACAACCCCTAACAGGTTACACTAATTTAAGAATATGAAAAAACAAATACTACAACAGCATGAAGAGTGGTTAAAGAAAATGGGAGTCAAAGGTCGTTCAGTTAAACGTAGTCCTTATAGTTTGCCTAATCTTAGAGAAGATTTGCGTCCAATGCCTCCTACTTCTGACTCAGTGGGTAATGGTTTTGCAAAGCGTTCTAACACGTACTCAGGGTCTGACTCACTAGTAGTAGGTCAAGCTTATAATAAAGGTAACTACGTCGTACTTTCTAAAGAAGAAGCAGCAGATCCAAGCACTGGAAAACGTAGATGTTAACCAATAAACAAATTCAGTACAATAATATTGCTTTACGTTTTGCACTTAAACTAGAAGCTTACGTGCAAAAAAATATGTATAGTGATTTTAAACTTGATGTTAAACTAGACTGGGCTAGAAATAGAACTAGTTCACGAGGTGGTATCTACAAAAATGGGCCCGGAATTAACATTGCTATGTATCCTACTGCAATGCTATATCATGATCCTAAGTATGTATATCGTTTTTATGAATATCCTTCTTATGATGCTAACAATATCATTGGTGGGTTTTATGCCAGAGAAACCACTCTAAAAGTAGAAGCAGTTGTAGCACATGAAGTAGCTCATGCTATTCAGTTTTTTGAGTATAAAAAGTTTTCAACACGTTGTAAGCCGCATGGCCCAAAATTTAAACAACATTATAAATTGCTGCGAGAAACATTTATTAACGACCGCTTGCCGGAACAAGCATCATTAAGAGCTGAATACAATGCTTTGCTTAAACCACTAAGTATTACAACCTATAAAGTTGCGTAATAATTAGGTAAAAGCATTGTGTAACGTCTACTGTACTCAAGAAAGTTCTTGCTCTATGCTATTTTTGTTGTTATCATAATTTATACACATAGAGGAACACATGGCACAGTATCTTTTGAGAAAGGGTAAGCATTTCTATGAACTCGCTAAATTCGAAGATTCAGACGCTCCTACTGCGTTATACAGTTTTACTAAACGAGGGTGCACTTGCCCCGCTGGTCGCCGTGGTTGCAAACATACTAAGATAATGACCTCATGGAAGGCTCTTGGAGAGCCTGCTGGGTATGTCTTTGACGACGAGGCTAATCATATTGGTACACTAAATGTACAATAATATAGTTATACTGTCTGGAGGCTTTGATCCGGTACACGACGGTCATATAGCTATGTTTAAAGACGCTTTTAATAATTATGACCACGTAATAGTTGGTCTAAACTCAGATAACTGGTTGTCTCGTAAAAAAGGACAACCTTTTATAAACTTTTCTTCTAGAAAAGTAATATTAGAGTCAATGCGTTATGTTGATTCAGTATTAAGTTTCGATGATACAGATAACACTGCAATTTCTTTGTTGAAGGATGTGCAAAATCTTTATCCTCGTAGTAAACTTACCTTCGGGAACGGTGGGGACCGTTCCTATTCAAACTATCCCGAATTAGAGTATTGTTTAGCCAATAATATTGACCTAGATGATACTCTCGGTGGTAGTTACAAGATGAATTCTTCCTCCACGCTGCTAGACAGTTGGAAGAGCGATTCTACTATTCGTGATTGGGGTTTGTGGAAAGTTCTGCATAAGTATTCACCCAACACAACTAAAATCAAGGAATTAGTAGTAAATCCCAAAGAATCTCTTTCTTGGCAAATGCACCATAAAAGGTCCGAAGTATGGTTTGTTCG